GAAGCGGTGAATCCCGGCTATCTGGCGCGCATGCGGTCGCGGGCAATGAAAGACTGGAATCAGGATTATTATTGGACGCCAGGAGAGGCGCTGCCGCATCGGGCGCCTGACTTTTCCAAGATGGGAGGATGGTAAGTGACCCGCTTTCCGCAGAAAGCGTTAAGTGTGAGAAGGCCGGGTGCTGGTAAGTGCCAAACTCTTACACGTCCCGGATTCTATGCCCGGGCTTTGGGACCGTCCTCAAGGAGCGACCTTGAGAGTTTTCAAAGAAGACTGCATTGGCTTGCAGATTCAGCAAACTAAAGCGCCCACACAGAGCCACGAGTGAATTATAGGAGAATATTTAAATGAGGCAAGATCAATACGAGAAGCTGCAGGCGCTGTCCGAGCGCCTGACCGATACCTTCCTCGAAGAAGGCGACCCGGACCGCTGGCCGGGGCATGGCATTGAAGTGGCCGCCATGGACAAGCAGCTCCACTATACCGAAAAGTCAATTACAGATCGACTGTAAAAAGTGCCACCTTTTAGGGGTTGCGTGTAATTGGCATTGGGAGAGAATTAGCCATTCACAAGGAGAACATCATGAAGCAAACCGCACAGAAAACATTCCTTGATACGCACCTCCAGGTGACAGATGGAAAGCGTCCTCGATTGTTGCTTGTCTCGAACGCATTTATTGACGATGAACATCTTGGAAATACAGCATGCCCAGAACTTAGAACTTCGCTCAAGTCGCTATCGGATGATTTTGTATCGTACGCAAAAATGAACATGACTCCTGAGCAGCGAGATTTGGCGATAAAAGAAATCACACTGTTCGCAAAAAAATTAGCTGATAGGTTGAATGAGTACCCATGAGACAAGATCAAATCGACCGCTTGCAAGAACTCGCCGAGAAAATCGGCGACGTCTTCATGGAAGAAGCCGAACCAGGAAACTGGAACGGCGCTGGCATTCCGCTTGCGGAACTTGACGATAAAAAGCGTGGCAATCGTTACTGGGACAAGAAGAACGCAATCCAGACAGGAACGCTCCTGGCCAGGGTTCTTGATCTTCGTGACAGGGATGCCAGAAACCTTAGCGATAAGGTTCCAGAGGATGATGCCGATCAGGAAATAACGCGTTTCGAAAAGCAAGCCAAGGACATGGTGAATGCAGTTATCGCCAGAGCAACAAGCAAGGGCTGAATCTTTCCTCGCCTTCTTCCTGTGCTGGGCTGACCGCATGGGCTGGAAGGTGCCGGAAATTCATATCCGCGCGTGCATATGGCTTGCCACCAAGGGGCCGGTAGCAGTGATGCGGTGTTTTCGCGGTTTCAGCAAATCCACCATCCTGGCTATCTACAATGCGTGGCGCTACAAGGAAAACCAGGCGCTGCGAATTCTCCACCAGGGCGACCAGGACGGAACGGCTTACAAGACAAGCAGAGACACCAAGCGCGTCTTGACCAAGCACCCGATGACACGGCACTTGATGATTCGCGGCGAGTCGTCGTTCTGGTGGGTTCCTGGCAATGACGACGAGCGAAACCCGAGCATGCAGTCCGCCGGGATCATGTCGAACATCACGTCATCGCGCGCCGATGAGGTACAGAACGATGACGTCGAGGTGCCGCGCAACATCCGCACGCCAGAGGCGCGGGAAACATTGCGCTACCGGCTGGGCGAACAGACGCATATTCTTGTTCCCGGTGGGACAAAGCTCTACATCGGCACGCCACACACACATGATTCCCTTTACGACGAAATGGAAAAGATGGGCGCTGACTGCCTAACTATTCGCATGTTCGAGCATGAGTTCCGTATCGAGCATGCGACGTCATTGTTTTACGCGCTGCCGTTCCGCCCGGTGTTCGTTTTCTCCGGGATTGGCAAAGAATCGAAGCTCCTTCAAGAAGGCGTCGACTATCGTCTGTCTAAATCAGGGCTTGAGTTTTCAAAGCCTCCAGGGACTTTGATCGACTGCTATTCCGAAAGTGCATGGCCAGAACGGTTTGACCGCGCCGAACTGGAAAAGCGGCGCCGGGAAACGCGCACGATCAATGAATGGGATTCTCAGTATCAGCTCCATTCGAAGCCCGTGTCGCAATGCAGACTCGATCCAGCGCGCATCATCCCCTACTCCGTCGAGCCGGTCATCCGCTACGCCAACAAGACGGCCAGCATGTACCTCGGAAGCGTCAAGATCGCCGGCATGACTGCGCGCTGGGATCCATCCTCCGGGAAACTCGACAGCGACGTGTCGGCCTTTGCGATTGATCTGCAGGATGAACATGGCCGGCACTATCTGCACCGTACCCAGCAACTGGTTGGCGACGTGGCCGAGTTCGCCGAGGACGGCAAGCGCATCATCGGTGGCCAGGTGTGGCAGATTTGCGATCTGGTCGAGCAGTTCAACATTCCCCGGGTGGTCATTGAAACCAACGGCATCGGCGGCTTTGCACCGGCCGTTCTGAAGGCCGCACTGAAGCAACGCCGGTTGATCTGCGGGGTGACCGAAGAGACGGCCGTCGCCAACAAGAACAAGCGCATTCTGGAAGCCTACGAGGGGCCTATGTCCTCGGGCATGCTGTGGGCGCATACCTCTGTCCTCGACGGCGAGTTCTGGGATCAGATGAAGGATTTCAACCCGGAAACCAAGAACCAGGCAGACGACTACATCGACGCCGGGGCCGGGGCGATTTCCGACGCGCCGCAGCGTATCAATGTCGTTCAGCGCGACAGCGATCCGACGCCGAAGAATCACCACTGGCGGACCAATTCAGGCGTGCACGAGGTCGTCTTCGAGAGGTAGTCGGGAAACCGTTTGGCGGTCGGAATGACACTTGCCGGCAATCTGATATCGAGGTTGCCCCATGCCCGTCCCCGCCCAAGCCACGCTATTCAACGAGTCGGACGCCAACGGCGTGACGACCTCCTTCCCATACCAGTTCATGATTGCATCGGCCGACGATCTGGCCGTCGAACTAGATGGCGTTGCCACGACGACCGGTTTTACAGTAACCGGCGTCGGAGACGCAAACGGCGGTGATATCGTCTTTTCGGTTCCCCCAGCCAACGGCGTCAAGGTGCTGCGCTATCTAAACTCAAAGCTGAACAGAACCGAGGATTACCAACAGTTCGGCGATTTCAACGCCGAAACGGTCGACAGAGAATTTGATCGGCTATGGCTGGCCGTGCAGTCCCTTGCGTTGAAGCTCGGGCTATGCGTCCGGGCGCCGATTTCGTCGGCTTCTGGCGTGCTTCCTGCGCCTGCTGCGAACAACGTTATCGGCTGGAATGAGGACGGAACAGGATTTAAGAATTTCCCTCCGGTGGACAATGAGCTTCTTTCTGTAGCTCTCGCTTCTGAAGACGGAGCAAGCTTTATCGGTATATCGGCACCTGATGGAAGCCAAAAACTGGTGTCTGACATCGCCGTAAATAATGATGCAGGCAAGGGCGCTGCACTGGTCGGTTTTTACGACAGCATCGCACCGGCATACCTTAAGACGATATCAGACATTGCAAATGGTCTTCCGGTTAGCTTCTTTCGGTTTATTCCGAAGAGCAAGATTTCCGGCATCCGCGCCCGAACGAACTCTGACGACTTGTCCGCCAATTTCGCCGACGCTCTTGCGTCAGGGTGCGCAGAGATAAATTTCGAGCCTGGTCTGTATAACGTTAGCTCGGCAATCGCCATGTCTGTCGCCAATCAGCGAATGAAGGGCGCTGGCTGGAACCGTTGTGAAATCCGCATTGTATCGACGACAGCATCGGCTATCACCCTGGCGAGCGGTGTCGGTGGATACGGTCTATCCGGATTCAAGATCAGCCGCACAGGAACACCTGGTGCTAACGCGCTTGGTGTCGAATTCCTTGGAACGACCGACGATTCGCTTCTCGAAGATTTATGGATCGAAGGTCATTACACGAACCTGAAGATCGGTACGTGTGACACTGGAAAGATTCGCCACCTTCGCCTCAATAAGGCGCTCGCGTATGGCGTTTATCAGACAAATTCAGCGTCCTACGGCCCTTCGCAGTGGGATGTCGATGATGTCCTGATGGATCGCAATACGGTCGATGGGTGGCGTGTTCAATCTACCGATGGACCGGCTGGCCTGATCCTTGGTCCGATGCGGAACGTCAAGTCGTTCGCCAATGGCGGGCGCGGCATCCATCTGATCGGAAGCAGCACAACGCCGATCTACGACGTTCGTATCAATGACGCTTTCCTTGGTTCAGATGGCCTTGGCTCCATCCGATTGGATACCTATGGCGGCAAGCATCGAATTTCCGGATTCTTCGAACGCAATGGCCGCGATGCAACCGGCCCGACGCTGGCAACCGCAGCCACCAATACAGCGCCAGGCATTGAGATGTCGGCGAATAATGTCGATCTAGTCGTCTATGGATCGACCATTGACGACAATGCCTACGACGGCATCCAGCACGACGGCGGTATTCTGACCGTTGTCGCCAGTCACATTTACAACAATGGCGCGGCTTCAACTGCTGGCCGTCGAAATGGCATCCTGTCGAATGGCGGTCGGCTTGTGGTCGGCTCCGATGTCATCTGTAATGCGGCATCTGTTTCCGGTGGTGGCGTCGGTTCTTCGCAACTGTACGGCGTTGCTACCGCTCACGATAACGTAACGATTGCTGGCAACGACATCAGCAGCAATGCGACCGGTCCGGTTACGCTCGGCGCAACGACCAATGCCTCGGTGGTCGGCAATACGCCTTCGACGCTGGTCAGCCGCACGCCTTCGACTATCGATGTCGTCAAGTTCAACTCCGCATACACTCCAACTGCTACCGGAGGAGATAAGGGCGCTGGCACGGTCAATGTGGCTGCTGGATTGTTCAAGAACAACACTGCCTACACCAACCCGTAAGGATCAATCATGGCTCCCATACAAAACCCGCCGCCCATTGATTTCGACATGCTCCGGTTTGATCCAAGGAATTGATAGCCGATATGGACCAACAACAACTTTTCAACGTCCTGTTCGCCCTTGTCGGCGTTCTCGGTGGCTGGTGGATGAAGGCCATGTGGGAGGCCATCAAGTCACTTGAACAGGCAGATAAGGCGCTCGGAAGTCAGGTGGCCGATCTGAAGGTTCTTGTAGCCGGCGGATACGTCAGGACTGAGAAATTCGATAGCATGAGCAAAGCCATTTTCGCCAAGCTCGACCGCATTGAAGACAAACTCGACGGAAAGGCAGATAAATGAAATCACTACCCCGCGGAATCCGCAACAACAATCCCGGCAACATCGAGCGCGGTAAAGACCGCTGGCTTGGCATGTCTGCCGACCAGTCGAGCGATTCACGCTTCCTTGTCTTCGACAAGCCGGAGGCTGGCATTCGGGCCTTGATGCGCGTCCTGATCAACTATCAGGAGCGCCACGACATCAAGACGCTGCGCGCCGCGATCAACCGCTGGGCGCCGACTACCGAGAACAATTCGGCGGCCTATGTGCAGCACGTTTCCCGCCTGACCGGCCTGGACCCCGACGAGCCGATCGACTTCCTCGACGAGTACATTTGCACGGCAGTGGCGAAGGCGATTGTCAGGCATGAGTGCGGCGATCCGCGCGCCTTTGGAGCTCCCGATAACTGGTACGCCGACGACGTGTATCAGCGCGCCGCCGTCATGGCCGGCTTCGATCCGGCAAGCAAGCCGCTGACGCAATCGAGGACGGTGGCCGGGGCGGTGATTGCTGCGGCCGGCACGGTCGGCACCATCGCCGCTTCCCAGTCGTCCGGCTTGCCGGTTACGGCTGACGATATCAACACGGTGGTACAGGTTGTCGGCCCGCTGCTCGGGTCTTCGGTGATGGCGGTTCTGTCCCCGGTGGCTTCCATTGTCGGGATCGGCTTGACGCTCTACGCGCGCTGGGACGATGCCCGCCGCAAAATCAGGTAAGCCACAAGCCGAAGATGCCCGCCAAGATCATCGTGCTGTCTGAATGGAAGGCCGATCATCCGCCGATGCTTCGGCT